CTGAAAATAAAGACTTAAACGCTTCAAATGCCATAGTAGCAACTAAAATTACTGTACCTATAATAGGAACAGCTTGTAGTAAAGCTATTCCAAAAGTTTTTACGCTAAGAGTTGCTAGACTGAATCCGGTACGTAAATAAGCCAGAGCTGTAGTAAGCATACCCTTACCTGCAGTATCTGCGGCGGTTGCAGCAATATCTGCTGCCCAAGCTGCTCGTAGAGAGGTTAGCATAACTCTTAAATCACCTTGAGCTGCGGCATTTAAAGCTGTCGCTCTGGTGTTCAGGTTTTTTGCTATGGTATCTTGATTCTCTGCTTCGGTTATTAGGTTTAAAGCATTTTTTGCTCCAGCTAATTTTGCTTGTTTTTCTGCAACAGCTGCACTAGCTTCCCCATGTTTTTTAATGTACGAAGGCATTTGCTTTTCATGCATTGATATAGATCTGTTTAGACTATTTTGTGCTTTCGACATTTCTTTAGTAGTAGCAGTACCGTTTTGAATAGACTTAGAAAGTTTTTTAAAGTCTTTTGGAGCTCCTTCAAATGAGTCTACAGCAGCTATATTAGCTTTAGCATATTCAGCTGCTTGAGATGAAGCTGCTGCCATTGCATTACCGCTTTCTGTAAGGCCGGGTATCATCGCACTAACTAACTTGGCAGAAAAGCCTGCCATTGCACCTGTTAAGGCAAGCATGTTATCGCCTAAGAAACCTGCTACAGGCCCTAAGAAAGAATTAAGTAAATTTAAACCTTCTTTAGTTAAGTTATTAAATGTTGCAGCTAATTTATCATAAGGATTTGCATCAATTACTTGAGATAAAGCACCAAATTTTATAGTACCTTGATCAATTATAGCATTAGTAAACGCCATACGTTTTTCAAACTGAGTTAACTCATTTGCAGTCTTACCTAGAGTGGTAGCGTATTCGCCAGCTACATCATCGAGACGTACCATGATACCTAATTCATCAAGTATTTCTGGTTCTAGTTTTGCGGCACCACGAACAAGACGATCCATTGCGTCGCCCATGTCTCTACCAAGAGCTAGGGAAGCTCCACGAGCAACAGAAGTTAAGCCTTCTAGCTGACCTTGGTCAAAACCAGCAGAGGTACCTACAGCTACGGCTCTCATTGCAGCCTCTGTCGATAAAGCAGCTCCTGTGATCTCTTTTAATCCTTCTACTATTAGACCTAGATTTTCACCTGCAGCTCGTCCAGTAAATACTAAGCCTTTTTGGAGTTGTTCTACACCCTGCGCTCTTTGTAAAACGCCAAAAGCCGCAGTAACAGCAAAGATGTTAGCGGCTAATACAGCGTAAGCAGGTACCAAACCCCCTTCCATACCTTGTTGCATTTTTGAAAATGCTTTGGTACTGTTTGAGGTTATACCTGCTGCGCCTTTTTCTTGTTTATTATATTTGTTTTTTGTTTTATTAAGCTTATCTGTAGCATTTACGGCACCGTTAGTTTGTTTTTCTAACTGGCCCATGCCTTTAGAGTCTATGTTTACGCCTATGTTAATGTCGTTGTTGGCCACTATTCTGTCTCTTTAGCTTATCATACTGCTTCTTCAGTTCTTCTGAAGAGGCTTTGACAGCTCTTGAGTCAAGAAATGTTAGCACTTCTAACGCTAACTCTTTGTCTTCGACTCCGTATATTTCGAATAGTACAGGAAGATTTGTGTAGTCCTTTCCTATGTATCCGATTTCAGGGTACACCCTATCACCTAAGGTATTAAATATGTATATTGCATCTCTTATAGAGTCTGGCAGATCCTCCAAATCAGGAGGAATCTTATCTGGGTCTGGTTCTTTGCCTAGCTGCTCGCACATATTAAAATAAGATTCGCGAGTCATTTTTGCGTCTAGGTTTTTATACATCCTCTCCAGTCGGTCCAGCGCTTCCTGCCTTTCCTCCTGCACGAAAGTAGTCTAAGTCAAATACCACCTCGTTTAGCCATGTATCAAATTCTGTTGAAGAAGATACTAAAGTTTCTGCATTGTCTATGTTAAACTCTAATTCTTTCTCCAAGTCTTCGTCTGACACATCAATTAGTAAAAGGTTTGATAGATGCTCTAAAGTTAAGCCTTTCCAGCCTTTAACAGTGCTTTTAGTGAACTCAGTTACAAACTTATCTTCATCTAAAGTTTCTACGACTGCGCGTGTTTTTCTATCGAATTTCTGCACTGTACAGCGCTTACGTAATCCATTTAATTCTTTACGAGATAGATTAGCTACCTCTACTTCAAATCCTGGTAATCCTGGGAAGTCTACCCAGACTGACTTAGTGTCTACCATTAACGATTTAAGATCCATTGTTTCTCCTAGTATGTATTGTAATTAAAAACAGAAGATAGTGTTGGGTTGTAATTCATTCTCCAACTATAATCTTCCATATAAGTTTCTTCAAATAAAGTTCGGTTTGTCCAAGATACACTAGACAAGTTTAAGTCTAGTCCGTAATCTGTTCCACCGACGTTTTCGCCTACAGTTAGTCGTAGGGCTGTGTCTGTATCAAAGTTTTGCACATCTGATGTGGCGTTTTCTTCAATATATTTTCTTATGTTCCCTGCTAAAATACGCTTTTTAATAGTGTACGCTGTAGGGTACATAATTGAGGCTACATCAGTTGCATTAATTCCTTCGTGTACTGTAGTATAAGGAGTCCACTCTAGTTGATTCTGTAGTTCAAAGTTTATAGACTCTACATGACTAGAGTAGTCTGTACTGTCCCATGTAAATGTTAGTATATTTGCTAAATTATAAGTAGTAGTACTTGCTCTAGTTTGCAATGTTCCTGGGTAGGAATAAGAGCTTGCAGCTTGTGGTGCGTACAAACGTTTTGCTTGCCCACTAATACTTAATTTTAATATACTATCTTTTCGTATACTAACTGCTCCGTTTGTAATAACACAAGAATCCAGTTTAAATACGTGTACATCCCCTTCTACATATAGGTCAAACTCAGCATAGTCTAGTAGTCTATCAAAAACAACTGAATAATCGTCCTCACGAATTAAGTGTATTGTAAACTCAAAGTTTGCAGGGTTAGCTTTAGTAATGGTACTAGGTTCAAACATGGACTGTTCATGCAATGTTTTTGCTGAATAACTATTTTCCATCAAGGTTTGATCCGCAGAGATAGACTCTACTTCTATAGGGTAACGGTTGCCGCCGTGAACCACATATACCTTAGTGTTTGTTAAAAAGTTAAAAGAAGCCATAAATTCCTAAGTACGAATGGAGCGGTGCTCCTAGTTATATCGAAATTATAGCGTGAGAGAGGTTATAAGTCAAGGACTATTTTTGAGAGGAGTAAGAAAAAAGGGACCGAAGCCCCTTTTTAGATATTAAGCACCTACGTACTTAATAGTAAGTTCATCAGTTCCATCAATACTAGATGGTAATGCGTGGAAGTTAGTTTCCAACGAGATTACATCATCAAGTGAGTGAGTAGGAACTTCTAAGTGACATTGTGCCATAGCTAACTCAATACGAGGACTAGCTGTGCCGCCAACCTTGAAGGTTAATCCGAAGTCATTAGTAATAGTATCTGTTGACTCGATAATATCTTCAAATAAGTCTGCGCTAGAATCTGTTTCTGCATTTAAGTAGCAAGTAAAGCTACCTGATACAGAGCGAGTTCCTGTTACGTGACCGATTGGTTGATTTACAACACCTAAAGTTTCTGGTGTTAGGAATGTCAAGTTATTAGAAATAGTGACACTACCACCAGTTAATACTAGGTCGTAAGAAGAAGAGAAGTTTCCTGTACCTGTACCAGTAACTGCTAATGTAGTTAAACGATTACGAATAAAGTTAGCAGTACTTGAGACAGCTTCAGTTACAGTAGCCGTAGGCTCTGAATCTTCTGTAATAATCTTACCAAAACCTGACCAGTTAATAGTAGTAATACCGTCAATATCAAAATCTAGTGCAGCTTCATTTACGCAGCAACCTTCAACCTTGTATATTGTCTTATCACCAGAACCTGCGCCTCCCATAACAAAATAAATATCAGCAGTTCCTAATGTAGTTTTGTTTGAGTTTGCGAAAGTAATATCTAAGTCAGTTGTATCTGCTGTAAAACCTGTAAAAGTATGAGATGAATAAGCTGCATCTCCTACCATCAATGCCCAAAGAGCTTCTTCGACAGCATGGTGGTTGTCTGCAGTATCATCTGCCGCACCAGCACCTGTGCCTGCTGATTTAAATGGACGAGCATAAGTAGAAAAACTCCACTCTGCTGGTGCATAAGAATCAGTAAACATCTGACGTGCTCGACGAGAAGTACCTGCCGAATCTGCCATTTCGTTTAAAGTAATTTCAGAAGCATTTGTTGCTTGTGAAAAACTAAAACCATCTAATACAGGGATCTCCCAAATGTCGTTACCGATTGCCAAGTAGACTTTCGTGTCGCGACTAAAATATAAAGTATCAGCCATAGTTTTCTCCTATGAATATCTTGAAAAGACTTGATCGTGAACATTTGTTCGTGTCAGTCGTTTCTAATAGCGAACCTCGATGAGTATCTCCCCTACACCGAAAGGTTCAAGTACACCTTCGTCAGTATCAATACTGACTATAGTGATTTGTTGAGTATACTGAGTATTACCTGTATTATCAGTATACGCTATACGCGAATTTTCCTCTATTACAGTCTCTACGTCTTGTAATAACTTTTCAAGTGCTAATACTGCATCTTCTTCGTTTACATAACATCTTAATGTGATAGTAAGAAATCGGTCTTTATATCCACCGCCTTGATAAACACGAGACTCAGAGCCTGCGTTCATATGTACGGATGGAAATTCTTCTACTTCATCCCAAAACTTTAGTCTTGGAAATACTTGCTGAAACAAATTAGTTAAGTACTGATTGGTTCCATCAATGTCTTTTAGTTTCTCTGCTAGAGCTTCTACAATAGCGAGCCTGCGTGTTGTGTAGTTTCTTTCTGCCATTATAATCTCCTAGTGTAGAATCTTCCTATTGCGAAGTCTACTGCTATTTCACGCATAGACTTATCTATTAATCTTCGAGGGTCTCTGTCAACGTCCCCTTGAGCATATCCTGGTTCAAATGTTTGATAAGGAAACTTATCATAAGTATACCCAAAACTATAAAAACCTTGAGGAGTCTTATTTACATCAACTACTTCTACGGAACTTGCAAATCTACCAGATCTATAGTTCAAGGCAGGACTTTGCATATTCTTTTTTATTACAGACGGAAGTCTTTTATTCATCTCTAGCATAAGTGCTAAAGGTGCTGATGCTGCAGAGCTAGACTTCTTTTCCCTTATGGCCCATTGAGCAGCTACTGTAGATACAGAGGAAGGTTTTGCTGCTTTTGCAGTTTTTACTCTTGACTTACTATTTAACTTCTTAGCTTTAGTTTTTTTCTTTTTAGTAACCTTAGCAACTCTGCTGAATTTATCTGCAATCATATCTACGGCGTAGTCTCTTGTATTTTTTACAGGAGAAGGACTAGCTTCTTGCTCTGCCATAGATATTTTAGGATCGTTTTTGATCCAATTTGATAACTCTCTCTCAAGGACCGGCCTTACTTTTTTCCAATCTTTACTTTCCGATCCTGCATAGTTTTTAGACTTAGGCGCTACGTGTAGACTTACTGTTTGCTTATATCGCAGCTCTTTACCTCTCTTTGTCTGTCTCACTTCGTATTGAGCTTGTACATCTCCATACTTATCTTGTAACTTTTTAAACTCAGAACTTTTAAAAAACTTTTGAGTGAATTGGTTGCTTTCAAACTTATCTAAAGTAAACGCAAGTCTTGCCATCCCCGCTGTGGTTTCAACGTGTAGCCTTTCTAAACCTCTTTGTACAGATTGATTTTGATTTGTACTAAGAGGGCTTCTTCCTTTTTCTTTTAACTCTTTGTCTATTACTGCTATGCCAGCTTTCTTCATCGCTGTAAAAGGTGATCTATAAAACTTAGGTTGCGAAAAAGTTATACTTTGAGAAGTTTGTCTAATTAAACTAGACTTAGTATTTGGCTTTTCTAAATGTTTTATCAACGCCTTAAACGCAGCATCTGCTGCTTTATTAAATACGTTGTCTTCCTTAGTAAAAGGGAAAGTTTGTCCCTTAAACTCTTCTCTGTGTTCTTTGCTAAAAGCTTCTTTAAAGCCGTTCCGTAAGTTTGCCCTAGATACCATTACTTTTTGAGTAGCACTATCAACAGCTCTACGTCCATAAGCATCATTAGCGACTTTCAAAGCCTCCTCTAGTAATTTATTAACTAGGGCTTGACTCATTAGAAGTTCTTATAGAGATCCAACACACGTTTAATATGATCAGGAAAAGCTACATTATTACGCTGTGTTGTACTTGATTGATTCTGTACAGTAGCACCAGCTAAGGTTCTACGTTCTTTATGTTCATCTTTAAGATAGTACGTGATCAAATCAAAAACTGCAAGTTTAAGATCTGCTGGTACTTCTGAGTAACCTGCATTATATGCAACAGTTACTGCACCAGGACCTTTTTTCCAGCTCTTAGCCTGGCCTGTAGATGTAGTACGATAAATACTATCTGTAGCAGTATCTACGTAGTAGTCTTCACCTTCCACCAAAGTAGTATAGCTAGATGACATATCATCACGCTCTTCTACTGAGTTTACATTAACTATAGGACTTTCTGTTAACTGTATTAACGAAGTATTCCAGTCAATATTAAAAGCTTCATTTTTATCACTAGAGTAAAAGTCCACTATGGAATTACCACAATAAGTTTTTACTAATTGGCTCACACTTTCAACAAGTGTAGTTAGTCGAAGATCTTCTTTTACAGAAGTAATCCCTTCGGCTTCTTTATATTCTTCTACTGTAACTAAATTTGTCATTATTTTATAAACCTATTAGTAAAAACTCAGGGGGGCGAACCCCCTGGGTTTTATTAGCTTTTAGCTATTAAGCGTCGGCTGCGTTAGCAACTGCTACAGATGGCTCATCGCCAGATCCGCCAGCAACTAATTCTGCGAAACCTAAAGACTGAGTAGCAACGATCACACGACGTTGATTCATTACTTCATAGTCTTGCTCAATGCTCACACCGCGTAAACGTGGAATCACGTAGTTACGAGTGTTAACTGCATAAGCAATAGTAGTACCTGCATCATCAGCTGGGAACTCTTCAGAAACAACAACAGCTGAACCGAATACCGCACCGATTGTACCAGTAACACGTACCGCTAAATCAGAACCAACTTCATCAAGAGTTTGGAAGTTAGAATCGTCTAGTAAGTCATAGTAACCTTTCTGAGATACGATGTAAACAACTTCTGATGGTACAAGACCATATTTACCCATTGATTGGCGAGCGTCTAATAATTTAGCAGCAGTTAAGATTGAAGTACCTGCATCATGAGCACCAGCAAGAGTAACACCAGCGTTAGCAACGTCTGCTAAACCAGAGATCTTACCAGATACACCGTTAAGGATTGCATCTTCAACAGCGCGAGCGTGTGCACGTGCAACACCTTCAACAAGCATTGGTAATAAGTTAACAAGTACTTGCTCGTCTACTTCGTTGTCCATGTAGGTGCTTGAAATCAAACGGTGAGCAGTTAAAGTGATTTGCTTAGGCTGATAAGTATTGTTAGTAGCGCCACGGTTTACTAAGTTACCAGAAGTAGCGTTAGTAGCAAAAGAAGCTTTGCTAGTGTCTACTTGTAGTGGTAAGATAGTTGATGCACCATTAACTTGTACTTCACGGAAAAGAGAAGCAACTTTAAGGTCGCGCATGATTTCTTTTTCGATTTGAGCAGAAACTTCTTGATCGATGTCACCAGCGTTAGTAGCATAGTCGATACCAGCTTTTTCTTGTAACTCAATACCGAACTCAGTGTTCATACCTTTTTGAGTCATTACACCCAAAACGTGTGCTTTTAGGAACTCAGAGCCCCAAGCTTTAACGTCAGATTTCTCTGCACGGTCAGCGAATACTTTTTTGCTATCACGCATTTTTTCAATTTCCTGATTTTTCTCTTCAAGCTGTGCTTCAAGAGCTTTTTGAGCTTCTGCAAGCTCTGCTTGTTTTTCAGCCATTTTAGCTTCAACGTCTGCTAAAAGTGCTTGCTTTTCTGCTTCAGCAGCTGCTTTTTGAGCTTCTTCTGCTTGTGCTTTTTCTAAAGCGGCTTGCTCAGCTGCTTTTTCTTTTGCTTGTTCCATTTTGATTTGAGCCGCAGTATCAGCCGCAACTTTCTTCGCAAATGCTTCCAAGTCGATTTCTGGAGTGTTGTTTACTTCAGACATGTTTTTCTCCTGTTCGATGGTCTCTTCGACCACTGTACTTTGTGTTTCGTTAGATTCTTCAGAAGTAATTTCTTCTTCCAAGTCCTTCTCAACACTATCAATTAAAGATTTTTTATACGCCTCATACTCAGACTCTGAGTCAAAAGACTTTGCTAGTGAGAAAGTAGCTGCTTGATTGCAAGGAACGGAAACAACCGAAACTTCAAACAACTCAGCATCCTTTACCAAGATTCCGTCGGTTTCCTTAATGTAATCAGCATCCTTGACTCGGAAGCCGACAGAAAATGCTCCAAGGATACCTTCTTTTACTAGTTCAGCTACGTGATCTGGTGCAGATTTGGAAATTTTAGCTTCCATCTCTAGTCCATTCTTCGTAACTTGTAACTTTGTTGCACGACCAATAGGTTTATTGTAATCGTGGTTGAAAAGAATAATAGGGTTCTTTTCAAAGTTATTTAAACCACCTTTCGCCCAAGCTTCCGCAGGGATTTGATCTCCTGCTCGATCGAAGTCTGACGTAGATGCCATCCCTCGAACAATGACACTACCATCATCAGATGTGTCGACTGCTTTAAGCGTAGAGGTTAAGTTGAACATTTTATTCATACTATTTCTCTTGTTTTACTACCGGCTTCGGCTTTGGCTTTGGCGCTACCTTTGCAGGCGCTGGCTTCAGCTTTGGCTCAGCAGGCTTAGGGGCAGGCTTAGGTGCCGCCTTAGGTTTAGGGGCATGAATTTTTGCCCATAATTCTGGCTCTTGCTTTTGCATTGCTGATAGCAACGCACCCCAAGCTCCAAAATAGCAAGAAAGTTGAGCTACTCTAACTGGACCACCAGCTAACTTACCGTATGCTCTACGATCTACAGGTACTTCACCTACTTCGGCAAAGAACTCTGCTAATTTTCTTACGATTGCTTTACGTTGGCGTAAACGAACTGCCATTTATTATTCTCCTTCTGCGTCTGTATCTTCAACAGGACGACCACCTTCGCTAGGGTTAGCTGCTGATCCCGCAATATTCGCAGGGACTCGTAGTTCGTCATGTCCTTCTACAGGATCAAAACCTAGCTTAGTACGTGCTTCATTAGCAGTAATAATACCGGTGTTTACCAAAGTAGCATAGTATGCTGATTGCTCATTTAACTCTGGTTGTAATGCTGGAATGTTAGTAATATCTTCTACTAGATCAAATCCAAAAAATCTTTCTAGTGCTTCGTTCATCTTGCGATGAATTGGAAGAACTGTTTCTAAGTAGTAAAGTCTTAGGTTAGGCTTAATGTTTGCATTGTTACCTGAGTCCATTAATAATGGCGGAATACCTAAAGCTTTTAGTATAATCTTTTCATTTACTTCAATAGACGATTGAAAATCTAACTCTTTAAAGTTTACATGAGATAAACTATCAATCTCAATACCACCGTCTAGGATTAAAGGTCTACGACCACCGCCTGTAGGATTGTATCTCATAGACCATGACTGAATCATACGTTCTTTAATCTTCTCAGATAAAGTGTTTGGAGATTTAAGTACTAATCCAGGAACGGCTCCGTTCTTGAAGAAGTTATCTTGAAAGTCTCTCATACGCATCATAAGCATCATAGTACGAAGCGCAGGCTTCAAGCGTGATACACCACGGTAGATAGAGTAAAAAGAGTTTTCTTTCACATGAATAATCTCGTCAGGAGAAAATGAAACTCTTTCTTTAAAAGTAAATTTCTTAATGTAAGTCTCTTCGTCTGCATGTATAGTCATATGCTGTGCAGGAAGATGATATAAGTGAGCACCGTCAAAGTAAATAAAGACATTACCGTCTAGGATATAGTCTGTTACTAAGTTGCGGCGAAACGTAGAGATGTCTTGGTAAGGGTTTGGTTCTTGGTTAAGTAAAGTGTTTACTTTTGAACGCTTAATACCCTTAACAATGTTAAAGTTTCCTGATATAGGATCACCTACACGAGTAGGTATTTCTGAAACATCATCTACAATTAAGTTAACACCACGATTAACTACTTCTAGTTGCTCGTATGCTTGCTCATATTTAAAAGTGCTCTCTCGGCTCGACTCAATTTTATGATCATAAAAAGGTTGAGCAGGGTTTAACTTCTCTTGTTCTTTACCAAATATTTTGTTAATCCAGCCCATTCTTCTCTCTTTGAATCTCTACCCAACGCATCTGCTTTTTAGCGGTGCCTAAGCTAGGGTCTTTGCCATAGATTTTATGTAATTGTAAATGATGGTGATGACACAGCGTTACTGTCTCATCGTAAATCTTTCCGTGGTTCTCTTCAATGAACTCGTCTCTCCATATTACTATGTACTCATCAACATAGTGTTCTGGACGTTCTTTCTGTTTCTGTTTTAACCACTCGTTTAATAAAGGAGTCATAGTATAATAATGGTGAAAATCTAAGTTCTCTTCTTCTCCGCAAATGTAGCAGCTAGAGTCTTTTTCGTACTTAGACTTTGCCTTATCTCGTATGTATTTTATTTTGTCCCTTTTTAACTTAGACATTTCTTTCCGTCCTTTATTTATATGAGAATTATAGCGTGGGGGAGTTGATAAGTCAACAACTATTTTTTAGACCCCTTTCTAGAACCCAGTAGAAGCCGTCTCAAAAGAATAGAGTGCATATCGTAAAGCATCAGCCATATGCGATGCTCGATTGTGTTTCGGCTTTTCCTTTGCGAGGTTCGGATTAGGATCCCATTGATACTGGTCGAGAGACGCTAGAGTCTCATTACAACGCTGATCAACATAGAGATAATCGTTATCAACTACCGCAGCTACTTTTGCTATTCCATCAAGAACTGACTTCTTAGCGTTAATTGTTGAAATATCATACTGCTGTGCAAAGTCAAATCTCGTTTGAGCTGCTGCAGCATCAATATAAATATAGTCTATATCCCACTTATCAATTAAGTGCTGGATCTCTCGAGCATGTTGTTCCGTAGTTTTCTCTGCATCGAAGTACTCGTCTAGAACGTAATAACGTTCCTCATCCCAGTCGTACCCAATAACACAGAAAGCAGTAGGATCGCGATAACCCACGTCAAGCCCAGCGAATATATCCATACCTCTAGTTTCAATTTCTTCAAAGTTTTGCACACACTTTTCATGATTAAAGTTCCATACTTGACCTTCGAACTGATTAAAGTCAGCTTCATATTCTTGTTTAAATTCAGCTTCCGACATACCCTTTCGAGCTTCTTCAATGTCGTTTTCTGTCATACGAGGGTTGTCTTTGTATGTAGCTCTGATTGCTGCCCACTCTGAGAAGTCTTCTTCGTAACCACGATAGAAGAACTCAGCAAACCAGTTGTTCCTACCCCGTGGCGTTGATATAAAAATGGCCTTTGACCCAGGCTTGTCAAGTGTAGGACGCAAGGCCACATTAAAGGCATCTCTTCCATCTGCTAACGCTGCTTCATCAAAAATTATCAAATCATAAGATCGGCCAACACACGAGTCTACCTGGGTCACAGAGCCCATTCTTATCGTGCTTCCATTACTCATTTCAATAACTTTATCTTTTGCGTTATCACGCTTTACTTCTAGGTCGAAGTGCTTAATTAAGTTTCGCTGCAAATCAAAAGAAATTTGAGACAGTGAGTAGTTTGGAGACATGATTAGAATGTTCGAGTTTGGGACAAGCGATATTAGCTGCCCAATTATATTTGCAATGTATGTTTTTCCCTGTCTACGAGAAACTGCCGCACATACGAAACGGTATTTTGGATTATTGATAGCGTTAATGATAGCTATCTGAGAGGGGAGAGGTTCAATACCTAAAAGATTCAGATACTCGCTAGCATCTAACTTAATAAAACGACTATCTGCAGGATAATCACACAGATAGTCGCCTATAATATCACTTCGGCTAATTTGTAAAGCCATTTTATTTCCTTATAAGAGGTTTTGAATTGCAGCTAGTGTAGTCAACATATGACCTTTCATTACCATGTCCAAAGAGTCATCCTCTATTTCTAAAGCTCTTTGAATGTCAGGCAGTAGAGCGTTAGCTTCTTCTGCTGTCATAGTGCCATCCTCTAAACCTTGTTTAATATCGTCCAGTACACTTTCCATTAGTATCTCCGCATAATTGCATACGCAATGTCTTTACTTTGCTTTGCAAGTATTTTCTTTTTAATTTTACAAACAGTAGGGTTCATATC